CTTGCAAATACTTCTACAGCTAACGTTGTTATACAAGCACCTACGCTAGGCACTAACGCTCAACCTTCCAGTGCTTATATGATGATTCAATTGTTAAAGTCTGATTAATATTATTAGTCTACATTGGCACTTGATTGTAAATGAGTGCCAGTGTTTTCATAATCCAAGATTAAAGCTTCATGTAATTCAATTGATAATGGCGTTAAATCACCAGAGTCCATATGATGTATTAAAGTTTTAATAAAAAAATATGCCCTTTGTACCCTAATTTCATCACGAGTTTTCACACCTTTTTCCATCATATCAAAAAATTTACGTATATCTTTAAGTTCGCGTAAAACAAATAGGCGCATCTTTGCAGTATCTTTCATTAATATTAATTCCTGTATCGTTGTCATAACTATAGGTAAATGACAGCGATTTGACAATAATAAATAATCGGACTTAAAATACAGGCATTACTTCCTGAAAGCCCTCGTAGGCAACCTTTCATTTTGTAATCAAACATAATATTGGCCGGATTAGCCGCAACCCAATAGTTATCGAATAGGCACACGCTTGCGCGTGGATTTATACATACTATTGAGGTACGCCAAAATGGCCGATCAAATTGATTTGGCAACAGCGTCACAATTATTTGACACTGAAGTCACCATAAAATATCAAAATAGCCAATACTTGGCTGATACAATTGAAGAAAGACACGGCACAACTGGTGAAGCAACCAATGTTCCCGTTTCTGACATCATCGAAATGCAATCACAAACATATGCGCCCGTAGATATCCCGATTACTCCTGTTAATCCTACAAACGTTATGATTATCCCCTATAACTATGCATTAAAAACTGTTATCGGCGGTGGTGAAAAAACCCTATTTGCATACGACAAAATTGTTGACCATGCAAAATTGCATGCTTTAGCAGCTGCGCGTATGGTCGATTATATTAAGATTAATGCGCTGTTCACTTCTACAGGATTCGGTACTATTTTTAGTGTTGATAGCACGGTAGGTGTTAATACCGGGATGAACGAAGGCAAAATGGCTCAAGCATTATCATACCTTGAAAACCAAGGTGTGAATGTTATGAATAATTCATGTAGCCTATGGTTGCCTGCAATTACCAAACAATCCATGCTTAATGACGACAGAGTTGTAAGTATATTTTATAACGATGTTAGACCATTAGTAGATAACAGATTGTCTAGTTACTTAGGTGTAGATATTCGTACCCTGGGTGCTAACGGTATAAATACAATTCCATTTACAAGTTCACTGGGCACAGATACTTATTTAACTCCGTTAGTCCATGAAGATTCAATGGTGCAAATATTTAACCGTGATGTTTCAACAAGTATTACATGGGTGCCACAAAATGACAGATGGGAATTGCTTACTGTTCTAACTTCTGGTGCTAACGTAGTTCAGTATAATGGTATTGCATTGATTGAAACCGCTAACCCATACGTTGCTAACGCATAAAGGAGAGAATAAATGTCAAATTTTCAAACACTTTCCTTAGTAAGCGAAGGTAATACCAGTACAGCTCCAAGTATCTTTATTGCTAGTACGTCTGATAGTTTTGGAACAATAACAGCAGTAGGGTATTTAGATGATATCGCTGGCGACGGGATTTTAAAACCCAACGATGTGATTTTTATAAATTACTCGGATTTGTCTACCTTTCCTTTAAATACAGGTGAGTCGGCAATTTTCGGGGAATTTAACGTAAGCTATACTAATCCAAATTGGAGTCTATCAGTTCAAAGTTTGGATACAGTTACCTCAGCGGCTATTACAGCAGCACAGTTTAATGGAATGTATGCCGCACCAGTCTTATTAATCCCAGCACCCGGTGTTAATAGATTGATAGTGGTTGATCGTATGGAATTAATTATGACTTACGGATCAACAAACTTTGCGGCTGGCGGCGTTGTAGGCGCTCAGTACGATTCAACAATTAATGGCGCTGGTATTAAGGCTACTAATACTGAAGCAGCAGCAGACTTTTTTGCGGCAGCAAGTACGACATTCCTGTTTAACGGAACAACAGTATTAGCGCCGTTTGCTACATCAGTAAATAAAGGATTGTATCTCAGTAATGCAACAGGAGCCTTTACAACGGGTAATTCAACATTTGTTTGTAAAGTTCATTATCATATTGTTGCCACGGCTTAGTATCAATGCCAACACAACTGCAATTGGTAAATAGAACACTTTCAGAATTGGGGAGGCTTTCAGTCTCCGCAATTCTCGAAAGCCCCGATGCGCAACAAGCAAATGCAAAGTTGCTTGAGCTTGTACCAGAATTATATGAAGTATTTAATTGGTCATTTTTGGTAAAATTTATATTTGATAATACACCTTTGACAATTAATTTTTCCCCGGACTACCAATATACATATCAGTTGCCGGGTGATTTCGGTCATTTTTTCAAATGGCAAGATACAGGTTCGCAATGGCCTATTTACATGATAACTGACGGCTATTTATTAGCTCAGGTTAAGCCTGTAGGTTATTACTATATTGTTAATCAAGCAGCACCAAAGATGTATAACCCCTTATTTGCAAGAGCATTAGTGTTATATGCAGCGGCAAAGTTAGCACCTACTCTAACCAATAATGTCCAGCTTGCAGCATACTTGGAAAAAGAATATGAAAAGGTAATTGCAAAAGCAATTACTCAAGATGATATGATGAATCCGCATTTTGCTACACCATATAATGACTTTGATCGCATAACTTTCGTATAAATCATGAAAACACACTAAATGACGCGATTAGTTAAAGTGTACTAGCATTAAAGGTGAATAAATATGGGAAAAATGGTAAGGCAGACAGCCTTCACTGCCGGGGAAGTAGATGAGCAAACCTGGAAGCGCACAGAGGTAGCAGAATACTTAACCGCAGCACAAAGCCTTTTAAATGCTGAAGTTGGAACAACTGGCTTGGCAAAAAAGCGCAAAGGCACAACATTTAGAGTAAATGTAACGGATGAAGCTGTTTTCAGTTCAACTATGTATGAATTTCTAGATAAGAACGGCCAATATTATATCGTTATGGGCGGTGATAAGTTTTTTTATGTATTCACAGTTCCAACATCAGAAATACCCGTAATAGATTATCAAGATAATCTCGTGGTAGATCACAATGGTACTCAAGTAGTTTACAGCGTAAGTGGAATAGATTTTGTACAGGCCATCCCTGTGGATTATGATACAACTGATTTATTTGAATTAGACTATACACAAGATAATGACAGCCTTATCTTAACTTCACCTGATTTTCCCCCTGGACGAATATATATAGATACATACAGTCCATTGCATTTTGCATTCGAATATCTAGATATTTATCCATTGCCTGCGTATGATTTTAATCAAATTAATTATAATAATACAACGGTAGCAATAGCAGGAACAGGATTAAGCGGATCCACAACAACATTCACATTTACAAATATGCCAGTAGGTGCAGGAATTCCAGTATTTACCAATGCTTGGGTAGGTGGTCAAATTATTGGAGGTGGTAAAACAGAATTATCGCCCATAGGTTATGGGATTATTACAACAATATCGCAAATAGGAACTACAGTAACTATTGCGGTACTCGTTCAGATTGCTTTTGAAGTTGACCCTGCAAAGTATTCAAAAGTTGGTAGTCAGTATTCAATAAGACAGCCAGCATGGGTGCGAGATTTAAATAATCCCTATAGTCTTGGATATCCTGCGAAAGTGCTATTTTTTCAAAATAGACTATGGTTTGCGCAAACCGCATTGTTACCAGGTACAGTTTTTGGCTCCAAACTTAATCAACCGATATCATTTGATGTGGGAACAGGTAAAGATACGGATGCAATTATCTATGCGATAGGACAAACCGGAGCTGGGCCGATCCTATGGCTAAATGGTGGTAAGCAACTTGAAATATTTTGCTCTAATTTCGAATTCGCATGCCCTCAAAACGAAGATGTTGGGCTGACACCAAGTACTTTTTCTATTCGGCAACAGTCATCTTATGGTTCATCAACTATATTGAAGCCACAAACATATATCAATGATTCGTATTTTGTGCAAAAAACTGGTAAATCAGCAATCAATTATCATTTTACAGGTGTAGGGCTTGCCTATTCGGCAACAAATATCGCCCCCCAAAGTCAGCATTTAATGAAGAATCCGAATAATAGGGCATTAATGCGCGGCTCAGATACTTCACAAGACAATTTTATATATTTTCAAAATGACGATAATACGATTACAGCTTTTCAATTCGCTAATGAAATTAAATTAGCCGCACTAACCCCAATAGTTTTTCAGCAAGATGTACTATTGATTGATATTGTTGCCGTTAATAATATGGTTTACATACTCAAATATTATGGATTAACACAGCAATTCACAATCGAAAGACTAGATACCGGGGTATTCATTGATAGTGAACAAGCATTTTTTATGAGTTCAAATGGCTTAGTAACGGGCTTAGATAGGTTTAATGGCTATACGGTACAAGTAGTTTATAATAATCAAGATTATGGTAATGATTATACAGTTGCAAATGGTGAAATAACGGTTAGGAATCCATTAGAGATTGTAGGTATTGTACAAATAGGATTATTATATGATGTAGAAATAGTACCAATGTACCCTTATTTTAGTACAACATCATCACCGTTTGAAAAACAACTATCAAGGGTCTATGTGGATTATTATCAATCGCTAGATTTCTTTATAAATGGCAAATTAGTGCAGTATCAGAGTTTTCATGATGTACAATTAGGTTTGCCTTTGATACCTAGGACAGATACTGCTATTTTTTCACCGGTATCTGGTTATGCTAGATTTGATGGGGAAGCTATTGTGATTACACAGTCCTCACCCTTTGATTTGCAAATTCTAGCGATCGGATATCAACTAGATATGGCAGTCATATAACGAGGCGAACTATGGGTGTTGAAACAAGTATTGGTCTAGCGGTAATAGCCGCAGGTGCGACAATCGGAAAAATGAGTGCTGAGAAAGAAGCTGAGCAAGCAAATCTTGCTGCCATCAATCAGCAATCAAAATTACTGACATTACAGTACCAGCAAAAAACACTTCAGAATCTTGATTTAACCGATAAGATGCTAAGTCGACAAGCGGCACAAATGTCAACGCGCGGTGTCGCCTTCGATTCACCCAGTTACAATGCCATACAGCGCGAAACAATAAATATTGGAAGTCGAAAAGAGGCAAACGCCCAAACTGAATATACACTTGGTCAACAAGGCTTGGAAATAGAAAAGAAAAATGTAAAGAATACATTACACGCACAATTATTCGGGGATACAGCAAACCTTGCGTTCCAAGCCGCTGGCCTTGCTGATAAATGGCCTACAAGCGGCAAGTTGCCACAAGTTGAGGATTTATAATGGCATCGGAAATTGTACAGAATAAAGATACTTACCCAGTTATTAATCCCCCGGCTATAAAATCAGCAGCAGCAGGATATGAAAACATTGCTAAAACTTTCGGGATGATTGCTGAACGCTCAGCAGCAAAAGCTACGGAATACGCATCCGAAGCCTCGAAAGCTAACCTTTTACAAACTCATGCTCTATTGCAAGATGTAGAAGCGCAAAGCAAGATTGAAATGCTTAAAAGTCCAGGACATTCTGAAGCTATTGCTAAAAATGCCGAGCAGACAGCCACTAAGATTCAACAAGATGCAAAGCTTAATAGAGGCGATAAGCTCAGCTTAAAAGATATGGCGCATAGCACAATTTTAGGATTGAAATTATCAGCGGCTGAGAAAACCATAGGCTTAGCTAAGCAGGCAGCAAAAGACAATTTTTTAACAGCTCAAGGTGATACATTACAATCTATAAGAAATGATGTACATGTAAATCCTGAAAAAGCTGATGCATTAATTAACGCTCAGTACGAAGCAATTCATGGAGCGGTTAGAAGTGGAATAATTACAGCACATGAAGCATCAGTTTTACATAAAGAATTAGTTACAGAATTAAACATGGCTCATGAGCTAGTTTTGGGCATGAAAGATGGTTTGTTAAATGCATCAGATATAAATGCGTACCATGCATCAGCACCAGGTAATGTGCCGATGAGTAATGCCGCGCTACCAATAAATCAAGAAACGGCAATGAATGCCGAACATCATTATGGTTCATTACAATTAAACGATCTAAGATCGATAAGTGATAACGGCAATAGGCCAACATCCGCACAGTTAGTTTCTCTTAAAACAATTGATAAAGTAGATGCATATTATAATTATCTAGCCGGAGGCATTAAAGCAACGGGCGATATAACATCAACAAAGTCATGGATAGAATTAACGAATAAATTAGATACCCTTACAAATTCAGGAACACTGAGTACTTTTGAGGAAGGGTATAAAAATAGATTAAAAAAATTCATTACTACAGCACAACAGCCAGGACATTATCAAAACTTCGTAGCTAGTACGCCAGAGGGTGCAAGAATGTACCAGGCTTTTGCGCAAAATGAAGCGGCTATTAATAAGGAAGTAATAACGGGTGATGACGCAGCTACTGCACATAAACGCTATATAAAGCATAATGACAATTTAAATGATTTAGTAACAAAAGCTGATGCTCTTGGCATCGGTATGCATTACCCCGATTACTTAAGACAGCCAATTCCTGGGCAGATGTTGAGCGTCATTCAAGGCGGCTTTGATAAAGGTGGGGATATAAATGGGGCTATAAATAATATTCAAACTTTAAATCCCAAAAATCGCGTTTATGCTATGAATGTTTTTCATGACAACCCAAGAAAAGCTGTAACAGTAATGGAGGTGGGTTATCTTGAAGGAAAAGCAACGCCTGGATTTTTAGGTGATTTATTTGCCTCACAACAAGTGGATGCACTTGGAAGTAATGGCAAGACAAAAGACAGTCAAGACAAGTTTATGCAGTTAGACCAGGGTAAAACTGGGTATTCTGATAAAAAGCTAGCGGATTCCATTAAGCCAATGTTGACATCAATAACTTCATACTTAAACGCGCAACCCCAAGGTGAAAAAGTAGTTTCTGGAAAAATTGATCAAGCGGTTAGGTATTTAAAGTTTACAGCGGCGCAACATAATGATTTTGAGTTTAAGCATTTAAATGAATATATGGCGACTTACACAAACAATATGAATGCTGCATATGGCGTAAAAACAGGGTTTAATTTTGTGGTTGATACAAACAATGTACCGCTTGAAGAAAATCAAATTCAGGTTTTGGCTTCCCACGCAATTAATAATGAAGTTAGAAAATCATTGTTAGAATATAAAAGCGAATCAGAGGTTAATAGGATATTTTCAAATTATCCGCCACAAATGGTTAGCTCGCCAGGTGGCCGTATAGAGGTTGTTTACCCAAATGGCGAGGCGGTAGCAGACAAATATGGGCATCCAGCATATAGTAAAATATTTACAGAATCTGTATGGCATAGAGCAGAGGCTGATATTGAAGCCCAGCCAGTAGGTGGTAAAGTGAATATTCCACTGCATGTTAGGGGCTTCAATATTGCACCAGAAAAGAAGGTTTATATACGCGGAAATCAAGATATTATTAGGCCAATAAAAGAAGGCAATATAGATTTAGAAAATAGGCAGAAAGTCTGGGATAAGAAAGGTAACTACGAAACAGTTAAAACAATTACGCGTGAATTTGATGGAAAGACAGTTTTGTTGCCGACAATTATCAATGGTAAGGAAGTTTCTGTCAAAGAAGCTACGGAACACTATAAAAAAACAGGTGAGCACCTGGGTATATTCGAAAATCGTCAGGATGCAGATAAGTACGATAAACAAATGCATGAGCGTCATGGCTGGATTGGTAAAAGTAACAAATGGGAAGGTGATTAAATGTTAGGTGGTGAGCGAAGGGTAGCACGACCCCAGGATTTAGCACCAGTTCCCAGTATTAGTGAATCAGCGGGTGCCGCTTTTATAATACCAGCCGCACAGGTAGGCCAAGTAATGGATTATATCTGGCCAGGTATGTCCACTGAAAAGCAAAAAAAAGAAAGTGCTGAAAGATTATCAGTTATGAATGAAACGCTTAACGCACCAGGCCAAAGCTTCACGCAACAGGCTTTAAATTCGGTAAGTGGAATAGTTGGTGGATTAGTACCTACAGCGCCGTTTGCGGCAGTTGGTGGAGCTATAGGAACAGGCGTTGCTAGCGCTATTGGGTTTGGTGCTAGAAGCATTGCATTAGAATTAGCCGAAACAAGCGCTGATACAGCATTGACACGATATTTATCAACCCAAGTACCAATAAGCAAATTAGTGCCCGAGGCTGTTAGCCATTTTGTGCCTAACAAAAGTATTGGAGCATTGGCTTCAATGGCAACCGAGGGTTACACAGCTTATAAAGGCATGATAATCCCTGAGCATTTTGCTGAACATTATAATGCCGTGAATAATTCGCTAGACAGTGAGCACGCTATCCAAGACTGGGCTTCGGATAACTATGGTTTCTTGCTAGGTGCTGCGCCATTAGCAGCGGGTTACGTAGCATTTAAGGGCATAGGTGGTGCTATAAAGCTCCGAAAAGCTGGAATTAATAAAAGAGCAGCCGAGGCAGAATTAACAAGATTACATGCCGAACATGCTGAAATTTTAAAAGCGAATGAAATTAAAGAAGGCGAGAAGGTAGCGCGCGAAGCCAAGGTTTCAGAACTTCAATCTCACTTGCAACATGCTGAAGATGAGGGGTTAATATCACCTGAAATGCATTCGTGGTATCTAGATTACCTCGAAAATCCAAATCATCCCGAAGTACATAAAGGTGCTATCAAAGCATTACAGTCTTTGCAAATCCCTTATGATAGGGTTACAGGGCGTGTTTGGAACCAAGTTCTAAGCCCTGAAGGCGTTAAGAATCTTAAAGCCTCGTTATTCGATCAACATATTACAAATTTTAGTGATGAAGAAAATCAATTATTGTCTAGTTACATTGTTCATAATGAAATGGATGCGTACATAGTAAACATGCGTGAAAATCCGAACTTAATTCATGCAATGGAAGGTTTGACGCACAATATAGGATTAAAAATTGGGGAACAAAGTCGAGCATTAAAAGAATTTGACCACGCCTTAACAAGAGAATTACCAAAAGGCTTGCTCAAAAGGATGATACTTTCCCAAAACAATATCTATCAAAACTTAAAAAAGTTTCAAGAATCAAAAATTAGCGGCAAAGGTGTTGTTAGAAGCGAAATACCGCACCACGTACCTAAAGATGTAATGCTGAAATTACGCTTAGCACATCAAATTAAATTGATTGAAGGCCGAAAGACGGCTAAATATCAGCGTTTGTTTGATGAGGGCAAGCATCTAGAATTAAAAAAGAAACTCAAAGAAATAAAGCTTATGCATCCCGCAGATGAATTAATGCATATTAAAAACACCCTTCTACCAGAGGGTAAATTAATCAGTGATTTCAAAAACAGAACGTCATATCATAGATTAGAAGACTTATCACAAGTCTGGCCGAATGCAAAAGTTTTACTTGATAGAATTCATATGGATGCCATCAATGTTAAACAGCAAGGGCTTAATGAAGTTCTTAAGAAATTCCTGGAAATGGTTGATTCTAATTCTGCGCGTCTTGCTGATCCTGATAATGTTAAAAGATATCTTAATAGTAGGATGGAAAAATCCGTACCAAGCACTAAAGAGTTTGAGCAATCTGGAATTAAGTATAAAGAAGTTGTAGAAGAACAAAAATCAGCGCTGGAAGCAGCTACAAAGCCCGAAGTTTTATACGATGAAACATCAATTGAAAAAGTTAAGCGCTCAGAATTTAAAGAGGCGCGTGAAGATTTTGAAAATACCGAAAGAAAATACAAGCAATTTTCTGAAAATGAAACAGCACTGAAAGATTTAATTACTTGTTATCTGGGTGAAGCATGACAAAAAATAGAAGCGAATGCGTAGATACGGCAAGAAAAGCTTTGAATCACTTCACTGGTGAAGAATTGGAGAGCTTTATAAAACAAGTTAATACCCGAACTATGGAATTAAAAGCCCAGGGTATACCATTTGCAAGAGATGCAGCACTTGGAGAAATAAATAATCTACATTTAGAGATGTTACTTGATGATTCAGCAAGAGCAGCTAGAAACATAGGTAAATGGGATACGAATAGTGCAAAGATGGATACAATTAAAAATATAAAACCTCGCGCTTTCTTAGAAAAAACAGCCGTCAATACTGATTACAATGTTGAAACAGCCGGAAATGCCGCTAAACAAAGATTGAATACGCAAGCATTCGGCAATATGACAAAAGAACATTTAGATGCTTTAGAGGAAAAAACTTTTGATGATGCAATATTTGCGGTTGCTGATGGTGGTACGCACGAGAATCCTATGATTGTACAAATAGGTAAGTCTCTTAGAGAATATATCGATCCACGAAATGCAATGTTAATTAAATCTGATGCTATGCAGCCATCAGCCATGAATGAAGATAGATTTTTCAAAAATATGTACGATCAATCAAAATTACTTAAAATTGGCCGAGAATCTTGGATTGAATTACATAAATCTAGAATTGATGTTGATGCAACATTCAGAAATACAAAGGCCATGGATGTCGATGGAAAGATAGATGATCAAATTGTAAATGAAATGATAGGCAATACTTTTGACAATATTATCCAGGGCAATGGGCCACTGTTCACGCGTGCTTCAGTATCAAGAGATAGGCAGGCAATTGAACGCACAAGACATATGTTTTACAAATACAAAGATTGGAAAAGTTGGGGGATGTCTAATAAAGAATATGGCCAAGGTTCTTTGATAGAATCCTGGATGGGTGATATCCGAACTTCAGGTCAACAGGTAGGTTTAGCAGAAATAATGGGAAGTGCCCCTCAAAGTATGTGGCTTGAAATGCGACATAAGCAAGTTAAGATGCAGGGTGATGAGGCAAATTCATTTAAGAATGGTGCTGAGCATCAATTAAGTGATGCGATATTTAATAATATCTTAGGTGCTACAAGTGGGGTTATGAATCCCAAGATAGCAAATATAAGTGCAAGCATACGTTCCATAACGTCAGTAGCCCGTTTGGGCAAAATTGCCCTACTAAGTTTATCAGATACAGCAAATATTGCTGGTTTTGCACAACGTGCTGGTGCTGGTTATTGGTCACCATATATAAATGCTATCGTTAATATGTTTGATAAAATTCCTAGCAGTGAATCGCGAATTGCATTGGCTCGCATTATGTCGTCATCAATACAAGTTCATAGTGGTACAGTTTCTAGATTCTCAGACTTAAGCGGACTTGGCGATACAGTAAATAAATTATCAAATAAATTTTTCCATCGTGTTGGTTTACATGCATTAGACCGCGGCAATAAATTAAGTGCTATGGAACCGATTATGAAAGTCTATGGTAAGCAGTCTAATAAGTCATTTAAAGCCTTAGATGTTCAACAACAAGCTTATTTAAAGCGGTTTAATATTAGTGAGGCAGAGTGGGATGCATTGCGATCTAAAACTGAAAATAAAATGTTTTCTACCGATAACGTTACCAAAATGTCAGATGATGAAATACGAGAATTATGGAATGATACTGATAAAATAGTACCACTATCAGAATATGGTTCGACATTATATCGTAAAGCATATGCCATGTTTGATACTGCCCAAGAGTTTTCTGTTCTTAACCCTACTGCATACACAAATACAATAACTACGGGTAATTTCAGGCCAGGGCATATAGGCGGTGAAGCGTGGCGTATGTTCGCGCAATTTAAGGCATATCCAGCACAGTATTTTAGACGTGTATGGATTGGCGGCATGCAGGACTTTGACAGCTACCAAGGCAAGATGATGTTTGCCTTGAACCAATGTCTAGGGACGATTATGCTAGCGTCATTATCCGAAGCACTTATAGCCGTTAGCCAAAATCTAACACCTCCAAATCCGGCAAATATGTCAAGAGGCGAACAAGTAAAGTATTTTGCAAAAATATTAGGTGGTGGCCTCGGTGTTTTTGGCTCGTTATTAGGTGACAAAACAACATCAAAATCAGCCATAGGAGCACTATTCGGGACTCCTACATGGAAGTTTCTATACGATCCAGCTTATACAGCCTTTGCGTTAGCTACTGGCGATTTAAAAGGCGCAAAAAATGCAGCCAGGGAATTTGCCAATGTCGCCAATCCAATTAGCACTGTTCCGGGAATATCACCATTTGTAGATTCATTTTTAGGTAACAAACCCTATGTAGAACCAGGCCAGCATTCAATATTTTAAGGATTTATCATGGCAAATTTACCCCAACAAGATACGATTGTTCAGTACCTGGCAGATGGTATAAAGGATGAATATACAGTCCCTTTCTTTACACCACTTGAACCAGACGGCACACCTGATATTGATGTATTTACACAGTTAGCCACGGCGACACCTGTACCAACAAATGACATAAAAGTATGGAGCGTAGATTATACTTTTATCACAAATCTAGATCCGATATCCGGTGGTAAAATTAAATTTTTGCCTGGCAAAATTCCGCCTAATGGATACGCTGTTACGATATCGCGCAACATATCTGCTTCCCTTGATGCTGAATTCTCAAATGCCCAGAATTTTTCAGGGATAACCCTAGATGCCGTACTCG